TTTGTTTATTCAATATATGATATCTAGAAAAAAACAAAGATATTTAGTACCTAAAAGTCAAATTATGTTTTTAAAAGATTTAGGATCTAATACAAATGTATTTCAAGAGTATGGTTGGAAAAATACAGGTACTCTTTTTAAACAACATCTTCTTAATTATGCTATAGAATATACTAAAGAAGAATTAGATGTAGAAACTAAAACAGATGGAACAATAGTTAAAACTAAATATGGTATAGAAAGAATACCAGATCCTATGTTACTTAAAGAAATGCAAGAATATGCAGCTGGTGTTAACGTGGATAGATTGGTTTCATTTGCTGCTTTGGTTGGTTTTATGAGAATACAACAATCTAATAGAGGTTATTCAAAAAGAGTTATTATGGATGATGCAGCTAAAAACTTGCAAAAGTCAGAAAATTTGTTTAAATTAAATAGAAGTCCTTTTCGTCATATGGGCGGAAATAAGATATCAAATAGGACAGACTTTAAAAGATCTGCCTTTAAAAACTTAAAGTAAAATACTATGCAGATAATTAATGCAATGCAAGCCAAAGCAGGAGTTAAAACTTCTCAAAATAGAATGGGAACTATTACTCAGCCATTACAATTTATATCAAAAAAAGATAAAACTCAAGAATGGGCAGCATGGAATATTGATTGGATAGAATGGCAAGGCCTTAAACAATTAAAAAGAAATGCAAGAAGGTTAATGAAAAATTACAAACTTGCAAAAGGAGTAATTGATAGAACTGATTACATAGTAGAAAATGATAATGATTATAGAGATATAATTGAATCATTAACACAAGAAGATACTTCTGCATTAGAATTAAAATTTTATCCAATCATTCCAAATGTTATAAATGTACTTGTAGCTGAGTTTGCAAAAAGATCTACTAAACTTATATATAGAGCTGTTGATGACATATCATATAATGAAATGTTAGAACAAAAAAGAAAAATGGTTGAAGATGTTTTACTATCTGATGCACAAATGAAAATTACACAAGCTCTTATTGAACAAGGAATGGATCCAGAATCTCCTGAATTTCAACAAGAAGTATCACCAGAAAAATTAAAAACATTACCAGAAATAGAACAATTTTTTCAAAAAGATTATAGGTCTATGGTAGAAGAATGGGCTTCACATCAACATAAAGTAGATGTTGAAAGATTTGGTATGGATGAACTTGAAGAAAGAGCATTTAGAGATATGCTTATTACTGATAGAGAATTTTGGCATTTTAGAATGATGGAAGATGATTATGATGTAGAACTTTGGAATCCCGTTTTAACATTTTATCATAAGTCTCCAGATGTAAGATATATATCTCAAGGAAATTGGGTTGGTAAAACAGATATGTTAACTGCAGCAGATGTTATTGATAAATATGGTTATTTAATGAATGAAGACCAGCTTTTATCTTTAGAAGCAATTTATCCAATAAAATCAGCAGGATATACAATTGGTGGTTATCAAAATGATGGTACTTTTTATGATGGTACAAAAAGTCATGACTGGAATACTAACATGCCTTCATTAGGAATGAGACAATATACATCTGCAATGAATGGTTCAGTAATTGATACTCAAGATGTTGTTTCACAAATATTATCAGAAGGTGAAGATTATTTTGATCAAGGTGATAATTCTTTATTAAGAGTAACTACAACTTATTGGAAATCACAAAAGAAAGTAGGTCATCTTACTAAAATTTCTGAATTAGGAGATGTAAGTACTGAAATAGTAACAGAAGATTATAAAATTACTGATAAACCTATTTATGATAATAGATTATTTAAAAATAAAACTAAGGATACTTTAGTTTATGGTGAACATATAGATTGGATTTGGATAAATGAAGTTTGGGGTGGTGTTAAAATTGGACCAAATATAGCTTCATTTTGGGGAATGAACAATCCTGGTGGATTCTCTCCTATGTATTTAGGAATAGAAAAAAATAATTTAGGTCCTCTTAGGTTTCAATTTAAAGGTGATAGTACATTATATGGATGTAAATTACCAGTTGAAGGTTCTGTTTTTTCTGATAGAAATACAAAATCTACAGCATTGATTGATTTAATGAAACCATATCAAATTGCTTTTAATATAGTAAACAATCAAATAGCAGATATCTTAGTTGATGAATTAGGTACTATTATAATGCTTGATCAAAATACTCTACCTAAGCATTCACTAGGAGAAGATTGGGGTAAAGGTAATTTAGCTAAAGCTTATGTAGCAATGAAAAATTTTCAGATGTTACCATTAGATACTTCTATTACTAATACTGAAAATGCTCTTAATTTTCAACATTTTCAAAAACTTGATCTTTCACAAACTGAAAGATTAATGTCAAGAATAAATTTAGCAAATCACTTTAAACAACAAGCATTTGATGTAATTGGTTTAAACCCTCAAAGAATGGGACAACAACTATCTCAAATGACTGCTACTGGTGTAGAACAAGCAACAGCTTCTTCATATGCTCAAACAGAAATATATTTTATTCAACATTGTGATTACCTAATGCCAAGAGTTCATACTATGAGAACTGATTTAGCACAGTATTATAATTCTACAAATCCATCAAATAGATTAACATATATGACATCTGCTGAAGAAAAAGTAAATTTTAATATAAATGGTACAGAATTATTAATGAGAGATTTAAATATTTTTTGTAGTACAAGTGCAAATCATAGATCTATTCTTGAACAACTTAAACAAATGGCTATGACAAATAATACTGCAGGTGCTAGTATTTATGATCTTGGTAAAATTGTTCAATCTGATTCAATTGCTGAACTTAATAGTGTTCTTAAATCATCACAAGCAAAACAAGAAGCACAAAAACAACAAGAAATGCAACAGCAACAACAAATGCAACAAGAACAATTAGCTTCTCAAGAAAAACAAAAACAAATGGTAATTCAAGGTGAAGCTGAAAATCAAGATAAACAACTTCAAAATAATATTACTGTTGCTGAAATTAGAGCTGCTGGTTATGGAGCTGCTGTTGATGTAAATGAAAATGAACTTTCAGATTACCAAGATGCAATGAAAGATATAAGAGATACTGAACAATATCAAGATCAAACTAATTTACAAAGAGATAAAGATTCAAATAGAATGACTATTGATAGAGAAAAAAATAATATTGAAAGAGAAAAAATTCAAGCTCAAAAAGAAATAGCTGAAAAACAATTACAAGTAGCTATGGTTAATAAAAATAAATTTGATAAAAATAATAAAAAATAATTATTAGCTATATAGTAAACAAAATTAATAATAATGCTTTAAATTTTAAAAATTTATACTTATATTAAATTATAATTAAAACCAACAAAAGATGAATGAAAATGAAAAATCAACTGAGGAAGCTCAGTTGCTTGATTCTACAAAGGTAGATCAAATTGAAGTAAATATTGATGAACTCTTTGGAATGCCTGGTGCAGAAAATGTAATGCTACCAAGCACTGGTTCTAAAGAAGAAGAAGAAAAACCAAAATCTATATTCTCAAAAGAAAATGTGGATGTTTCGTTCCTTGACAACTCTAAAGCAACTATTTCTGAAAAGAAGGAAGCTATAGAAAATAAAGCAGAAGTTGAAGACACTATTGCTGAACTTGATGGCTTAATTGCACAAGAAGAAGATGCTGGTAATAAAGGTAGACCTAAAGTTGATAAATCTGGTTTATCTGAATTAGCACATAAAATGATTGAAGATGGTACATTAGTTCCATTTGATGATGATAAATCTTTTGATGAATATACTACAAAAGATTTTAGAGAATTATTTGAAGCAAATTTTCAAGAAAGAGAAAAAGCAATAAGAGAAAATACACCAAAGGAGTTTTTTAATTCCTTACCAGAAGAGTTACAATATGCAGCAAAATATGTAGCAGATGGTGGTCAAGATTTAAAAGGATTATTTAGAACATTGTCATATGTAGAAGAAATTAGACAATTAGATCCAGAAGATCAAAATGATCAGGCAGAAATTGCAAGACAATATCTACATGCTACAGGTTTTGGAACAGCAGAAGAAATAGAAGAAGAAATTAATGATTGGGAAGAACTTGATAAATTAGAACAAAAGGCAAATCAATTTAAACCAAAACTTGATAGAATGCAAGATGAAATAATATCAAGACAACTAGCAGAACAAGAAAGAAAAAAACATCAACAAAATGAACAAGCTAAAGCATATACAGATAATGTATTTAATACTTTAGCAACAGGTGAACTAGGAGGTGTAAAATTAGATAAAAAAATACAAGGGTTATTGTATACAGGATTAGTTCAACCAAACTATCCTTCAATACATGGAAAACCTACAAATTTATTTGGTCATTTAATTGAAAAATATCAATTTGTAGAACCTAGACATGATTTGATTGCTGAGGCACTTTGGTTACTTGCAGATCCTGATGGATACAAAAGTAAAGTTAGAGAAATAGGTTCTAAAGCAGCTACAGAAAAAGTAGTAAGACAATTAAAAACAGAAGAATCTAGAAAAATTAGTTCTTCAACAATTGAAGATGAAGAAGTAAAAAGAACAGTAGCTTCTCCAAGAACAACACAAAGGACAATTCCTCGCCAAAACAATATGTTTAAAAGAGGATTTTAATAAAGTAACAAATAAAACAAAATAAAAAATGGCAACTCCAGTAATGAACAACGGCATATTCCTTCGGGATACAGCCTATGCAGCTAGTTCCCATGTGGATTCTTACCACTTGGTGAACATGCTAAAAGACGCAGAACCAATGGACTTAGGTCCAGTAGACCTTTGGGCAATGGCTCAAAGAGTTGAAATGCCTCTATACCAAATGTCAAGCTTTGGTGGAAAAAATGTAATCAATGTAGATAATGCTCGTGGAGAGTACAAATGGCAAACTCCGGTTACCATTGACCTTCCTTACATTATTGAGGATGTTGAATCACAAAATGAATTTAAAGGCATTGACGGTACAACTTTTACAATTAAACTTAACAAAAGAGAATTTGGACATGGTGATATTATCACATATGACAAATATAATGGTTGTGAGATGTACATTACAGCAGATGATATCCTTCCTTTAGGAGATGGATTTATCTATACTGTACAATTGGTAAACAATGATAACTATAAATTCTTAGATAATAAGTACTTAGCTAATGGTACAAAAGTATTCCGTAAGGGTTCTGCCCGTGGGGAATATGGAGAAAGATTCTCTGACATTACAACAAACACAGGATTCCGTGAATTTTACAACTTTGTTGGTGGTGCAGAAGCTCATGTTCATTATTCTATTTCTTCTCGTGCAGACTTGATGATCAAAGGTGGAATGAATGCAGATGGTACAGTTCCTGTAACTGAAATCTGGAGAACATTTGATAAAAATATTGATCCTTCTATTTCATCTTTAGATGACATGGTTAAAGTAATGGGTAAAGATAAAGTTAAAAAAGCTTTTGACAATGGTGATTTATCACGTACATTTTTAACCAATATGGAAGCTGCACATCTTTCTAAGATTGCAACTGACATAGAAACTTATTTAATGTGGGGTCATGGTGGACGTGTCCGTCAAGATGGACCAGATGATGTTAGATTATCTGTAGGTCTTTGGAGACAATTAGATAATTCATTTAAAAGAATATACAATAAGAATAACTTTACACTTGATTTATTCCGTGGAGAAATTTATAATTTCTTTAATGGTAAAGTTGAGTTCCAAGGTCCAGATCCAAAACGGTCATTAGTTGTTCAAACAGGTATGGCAGGTATGCGTATGGTTAATGAAGCAATTAGAACTGAAGCAATTGCATCAGGTCTATTAATTCAAGCTGCGGACATAGGAGCTATTACTGGTAAAGGAATGGACTTGAACTTTGGATTTGCATATACTTCATATGTAATACCTTTCTTAGCAAATGTTAAGTTTGTACTTAATCCAGCATTTGATAATATTCATACTAATGATATTGAAAACCCAATCATTGATGGTTTCCCATTATCTTCTTATAGTTTTATCATCTTTGATATCACTGATAATACTAATGACAATATCTTCTTATTGAAGTTGTCTTGGGATAATCAATTAAAGTGGTGGTATCAAAATGGTACTATGGACTATATGGGTCGTTCACAAGGATTCCAGTC